GGTTGGTGCCGACGTCGTGGTCATGGCCATCGGCGTGGCCCGGTTCCTGAAGGCCGACATGGTACGTCGCGGGGCCGTCGTCATCGACGTCGGCACCAACCGCGTCGAGGGGAAGTGGGTCGGCGACGTCGATTTCGAGCCCGTGCGGGACATCGCCTCGGCCATCACTCCTGTCCCCGGCGGTGTGGGGCCGATGACGATCACCATGCTGCTGCACAATACCCTCGAAGCAGCGGAAAAAAGTCTGGGAAGGGGCCCGGCGAGCGGGTAAACTAGCAGGTGCCTGTTCAAGGGGGCAAACATGCTCGAGGTTCTGGGCAGCAGCCACCGCGGCTTCTGTGACGGCATCGCCCGGCGGACCTTCCTGAAAATCGGCGGCCTGGCCATGAGCGGCCTGACCTTGCCGCAGCTCCTCCGCGCCGAGGCACGCTCCGGCACCACGTCAGCGCACAAGTCGATCATCCTGATCTTCCTCTCCGGCGGACCGCCGCAGTAGACAAGCAGGCATCTTCGGACTCCTGCGTCCGCACCACGATCAACCCCCGGCTGAACTCGCACCGCGTCTGCTTGGCGGTCTTCCGGTGGGTGAAGACCAGCTCGACCCGGACGATCAGCTCTTGCAGGGCCGACCGCACTTCCCGCGGTTCGTCCGACAGCAGCGCCTCCCTGAGCCTCCAAAGGTGCTTCTCCGCCTCCGCTAGCTCCCGCTCCGCCTCCGCCCGGTCGGCTCCCCCCGTCCGCCTGTCCAACTCGCCGGCGAGCCGGTCGCGCTCCGGGCGCCACTCGCGCAGGAGGGCGGAGATGTCCGCCATGTCCTGGGGCGTCTCCGCCAGCGCCAGGTTGCGGGTTGCTCTGGCGATGTTCGCCTCGACTTCGGCGATCCGCTTGCGCAGGTCCCCCGCGTCCTGGGTCAGCGTCTGCGCCGCTGCCGCGTCCTGCCGGCTGATCTCCCGCCGCACCTCCTCCAGCCGGGCCGGGTTCAGGTACTCCTCCTGGATCTTGCGGACGATGACGTCGATCAGCTTGCTTTCCGCCATCCAGTTGTGATGGCAAGCGTGGCGGCCTTCCGCCCGGTAGCGGCCGCAGGAGTAAACCTTCCGACCCCCGCGTTCCTTCCGGCCGATCATCCGCGCGCCGCAGTGGCCGCAGACGATCAGGCTGCGCAGCAGGAAGTCGCCGCCGCCGGGGACCGGGGTTGTCGCCTTCTGGTTGCGCTCCAGCCGGAGCTGCACGCGCTCGAACAGGTCGCGGTCGATGATCGGCTCATGCGACTCCGGGGCGACGATCCAGTCCTCCTCATCCCGCGGGCGGGCCTTGCTGTTCTTCAGGGCGTGCTCGACCACCTTGCCGTTCCCCGTCGCCGCGTGGTACTTGCCCTCGCTCATCACGTTCCACGGCAGGTCCCCGAGGTACTTCCGGTTGCGGAGGATGCCGACGATGGTGGAGATCCGCCACGACGTCGCCGCGCCGTTCGTGCGCGACTTGCCGGGCCGGGCGACGGCGCGGGCGTGCAGCTCAGCGGCGATGTCGTCCAGGCTGTAGCCGCGGTTGCCGTACAGGTCGAAGATCAGCCGGACCACCTTCGCCTTGTCTGGGTCCGGGACCAGCTTGTCCGCGACCATCTTCGGCGCCTTGCCGGGCCTCTCGACCTGCCTGTACGTCAGGACGTAGCCGTAGGGCGGGGGGCCGCCGAGATACTTGCCGTCCCTCGCCATCTGCATCATCCGCGTCAGGACGCGCCGGCTGGTGGCGCGCCCCTCCGCGGCCTTGAACTCGTTCGTCATGGCGTCCTGCATGCGGCCGGCCATGCTGCACCAGTCGATCAGCCCCTGAGCGACGGTCATCAGCTTGATTCCGCGGTCCCGCAGGGGCTTGACGTAGAAGCCGTACTCGATGCTGTCGAGCCGGCCGAAGCGGTCCTTGTCGTCGCAGACGATCGCGTCGAACAGCCCGCGTTCGGCGTCCTTGAGCATCCGCCTGAAGTCCGGCCGCTTCTCCACCTCGTCGCCGGGGATGCCCTCGTCCTGGTAGACGCGGACGATCTCCAGGTTCTCCTGAACCGTGTACGGTTCCACCTGGGACCGTTGCCGGTCGATGGAGTTCTCTTGCTTGTCGTCGGACATGCGGTAGTAGACGACGGCGCGGACGGGGGTGGTAGAATGGTTCGTAGACATGCGATCCTCCTTTACAGGGTCGTGTGTTAAGGCCGGTCGGGGTGTTAGCTGCACTCCGCCCGGCCGCTCTCATTCTACCCCGCGGCCGGGGGGAAACAAGGGGCGCCATTTACCGTCTGGCGGCGCCGTTGCGGCGGCCCTCCAGCAGCGCCCGCGCGTGCGCCTCCCGGGCCACCGCACGGATCGACTCTCGCACGGACTCCTCTATCTGGTGCAGCTCCTCGTCGCGCGCGGCCTGGTTGATGAGGTTCAGGAAATACTCCGCTCCCTGGAACACCTCCAACCCCGCGAACGCCTTCGCCACTCCGCCGTCAACGGACATCGCGCCGCCGCCCGCGGGGCGCGGCTGGATCAGCTGGTCCCCGGCCGGGCCGTCCACGGGTGGGAAGCCGAAGACGGACCTCAACTCATTCACCGTGATGCTGCCGTACTTCCCCAGCAGGTCCATCTCCGCCCGCGTCTCCTCGGGGTCAGAGGGCCGCGCCTCCTCCAGCCAGACCACGACGTCCGGGTCGTCGAACCGCGGCGGCAGTTCCTTCGTCATCCACTGTGAGAGTATCTCTATCTTCGGGTTGACCGTGGCCGAGCAGAACAGCGCGTCGGCGGTCGCTGCAACCGCGCGGTTGGCGTCGATGTTCTCGCCGACCACGATCGGGTTGACGCCGAAGGACTGGAATATCCGCCCCTTGGTGATCTCGCAACTCTCCTTGAAGTCCATCTCCGCCACGGCGTTGCTGATCTTCTTCACGTCCTCGATGAGCGCATCCAGGACCAGCGGCTCCCCGTAGTTCCACACCCCGCGGTAGGCTTGCTTGACGGCGGTTATCAACTGCGCCCGCTGCTCCTTGGTGAGCATCGGCCGCTGGTTCGGCACCCCCGGCGCCCGGGCGTCGGGATGCCGGCCGACGATGAGAGCCAGTCCCGGCCAGACGCCGTTGTTGAACAGCTGCCGCTGGCACTCCTGGATCGACTCATCCGTCGTCACCGCCCGCGCCGCCGCCTGCAAGGGGCTGTAGCTGCCGCGGATGGGGTTGGACGGGTCGGGGTAGTAGAACCGCACCATGTCCTCGCCGGCCACGGTGTACTCGACGGCGCTGCCGGTGAACCGCGGGCGGATGATGTACCTGTTGAACAGGTTGCCACCGTCGTGCTTCGGCTCGACCCACGACGCGGGGACGGGGTAGATGGTGTGCCGCTTCCCCTCCCAGACGAGCCACCAGAACGCCCGGCCGGTCAGCTCCAGGGAAGCCACGGTGTTGAGCAGCAGGGTGGACCGCACCATCCAATCGTTCGGGTTGTCGATGGCCTCGACGATGGGGTGGGCCGTCATCAGCTCCAGCCCCTCGCGCATGTCCTTCAGGTAGGCGGGGAGCATGTGCTTCGCAGGCATCTTGGCGCGCTGGGGTTCCCGCACCCTCCGCGCCACGCGCACGGGCCGCGCGGCGATCCTCTGGGCGATGGGCCGGATGGCCGCGTAAACCCAACCGATGAAGTGCCGCTCCTGCTCGCGGGCGATGCCCAGCTGCGGCGTCTCCGAGAGGAAGCCCGTGGGGCCGCCCGCCATGACGTCGCCGACGGCGCTGGCGGCCTTGCTGCGGAACAGATGCGTCATGGGGTCGGCCTGCGCGAACGCCCGGGTGAGAGCATCATCGACGGACACGGTCTTCCCCCTCGTCCCGGTTTGGGGTCAATTAATTGACCCGGGTCGCTGGAAGCATCATCGACGGACACGGCCTACCCTCTTGGCAGGGCCGCGCGCTGGGCATACTCCGCGGTTTCCGCCTGGACGCGGGCGCGGTCGCGGGCGACGACGGCAGCCAGGCTGTCCACCTCCGCCTGAAGGACGCGCCCGCGGGCGCGCTCTTCGGCCAGCTGCGTTTGCAGGTCCGCTATCCGCCCGCGGGCCGCCTCAGCCGCCCAGCGGATCAGCAGGGCCTTCAGTTTTCGGAACATGGCAGGAACTCCGGGGAAACCTGATCGCCCCACGCGATCACCTGGCGCATCACGGACAGGATGCCCTCATCCAGGCGGTCGCCGCTGACGACGCCAGCGGAGAGCAGCGCCAGCCCGTGCCGCACCGCGGCGTCCAGGTCCGCGTCCGTCCGGGCGTCCTCCAGCCAGCCGGAGAGGTCCGCCAGCGCGGCCGCCAGCGCCGGCCAGGCGTCAACCGCCTCCCCGCTGTCGTTCACCAGCAGGGCCGGGAATGGCACGATGCCCCGGTCTGTCCGGCCCGCCAACCGTCCATGCGCTTCGACGACGTGCATGCTGCACCTCCCGCGGGGGTGGATGGGTTACTCGGCGGAGTCGGACAGCAGCGCCTCCACCTGCGCCCGCTTGCTCTCCGGCAGGCTGGCGTACAGGATCGCGGTGAGCTTCTGGATTAGCTCGTCCTTCGGGTCCCGCCGCTGCGGCAGGGAGATGACGGTCTTCTTGACCTTGCCCTCGACCTTGTCGGGCAGGGTGCCGCTGAGAAGCCGCGCCGTCCCGGCGTCCACCGCGCGCTTGAGCCAGTACAGCCAGGTCGGCGCGTCCTCCGGGGGGACCTTGAACGTCTCGCGCTCCGGGCCGATGCCCCACCTCTTCTCCACGGCCTTGCGGACGTCCTTGTGCTCGGGGAAGTGGAGCGACTCCACCAGGTGCGCCTCCCCGGCGTCCAGGTCCAGGACCAGCCGCTGGCCGGGCACCCCGCGGGGGAACTCCTGCGTCAGGACCTTCGCCATCGGCTCCGCATCGCGGGCGAAGTCGAAGCGCCCGCGGATGGTGCGGTTCGCCGGCAGGAAGAACAGGTTCGCGTTGGCGGGCGTGTCCACTTCGACTTCGATGGTCTGCGCCATGTGCGCTCTCCTTTGGGTGTGCGGATCAGGCCGCGGTGTCGCTCATGAGGGAAAGCCCGGTGGCGTCCACGACGCGGCCGGCGTAGCGGGCGCGGGCGAACAGGATCGCCGTGTTCTTCAGACCGAGGGTTTGCCCCTCGATGGTCCAGCGCACCTCGACTCCCATGCGCCGCCAGAGGCGGAACTTCTTCAGCGGCATGAAGGCGACCTGGTTGTTCGCCGCGTACTGCGAGACGCGGACGGGGTACTCCAGCAGCTTGTACTCCTGATGGTTCAAGCCGAAGAGCCGCCGCTCGTCGCCGGGGCCGATCGGGATGGCGCGCGCCCGCCGGTAGGTGACGTCCGACATCACGAACGACGGTTGCCACTGCGGGTTGCGGTACTGCTTCGGGCTGGAGAACACCAGCCCCTCCACGTCGCCGATCGTCAGCGGCCCGAAGGTGCCATAGTCGCTGTTGACGATGGTGGCGTTGCTGCTGTTGAAGATCCCCTGCGGCTGCGTCACGCCGTCGCCGCTGGCGATCACCCGATCGAGTTCCGAACTGAAGCGCTCGCCGATGATCTGGACGAGGTACTGCCCCACGTCCACCGCGGCATCCGAGAGCAGGTCCCGGCCCACCTCCACCGCGACCATCATGTTCTGAACCGTGGGGTTGATGAGCGCGACCAGCCCCGCGGTGTTGTACAGCGGGATGGACGTGGCGTCGGCCTGCCCCCACGTCACCTGGACGTTCTGGATGGACGCCGTGTTGACCAGGCTGCCGCGGGGCATCTCCACCACGTCCACGAACGGGAATAACTCCCCACTCAAGAGGGGAAATGTGATGATTGCCGTGTCGAACCACAGCGGGTTCAGGGCGACGCCGCCGCTGGTGCTGTCGGACAGCAGCGTCTTCACCCGGTCGGGGTGGACACCCTTCTCGTAGGACCGATCGTCGCTGATGTCGCCGGACAGGCAGCCGGCCCACGGCTCGTTGGATGCCGACTCCAGCAAGAGCGACTTCTCATACCCCTCCAGCGGCCGGCAGGGGACTCCGCACCGACGCGCCAGCCACCGGAAGTACGCGCCCGCCACGGCGTACTCGCGCTTGCTGGGCAGCTCCGCGGGAGCGCCGGTGAACGGGTTGACCACGGGCTGGCCGGTCTTGGCGTGGACGCCCACGGTCTTCTGCGTGGAGAACATCGCGGCCTTGTCCTTTACCTCGATGCTGGGGTTGTCGCTGCCGCCGCCGAAGACCGCCGCCGCGGACGGCCCACCGGAGGCAGCGCCGGACTCCAGCCATTCCATCATGTCCTTTTTGTGGATGCGTCCATCCGCGATGAGCTTGTGCAGGAAGTCGTTGGCATCGTCCAGGGACCCGCCTGCGCGGAACCCGTACTGCTCCAGGAATTTCCTCATGGTCTGGGTGAGATTCGTGATTGGCATTCGCATATCTGTAGACTCCTCTTCTCTGTGAAACCGGTACTCACTGCGGCCAGCACACCAGCTCCCCCTGCACGCGGTCGCCGCCGAAGCGGCAGCCGCGGGCCGCGTACAGGGCAAGCGAGAGCGACGCGGCCGCGTCGCCGTGGCCGCTCGGACCCCGCGGGCTCTCCAGCCGGACGCCGTACTGCCGCTCCACGGCGCGCACCGCCCGCAGGTCGTTCAGCAGGTCCCCGTCGGGGTATAGGTCGATGGCGCGCTCGCTGAACGCCTCCAGGGTGAACGTCGCCATCGCCTTCAAGGTCGCCGGGACGAAGGGGACGCACTCCAGGGGGACACCCTGCGCCGCCAACCGCTGGGCGAGGTACTCGCTCTGCCAAGGGTCGTATCCCAGGCAAGCGAGGTCGAAGGTCCGGTGCGCCGCCAGGGCGGCCGCCTCGATCTCCCCCACGTCCACCTTGCCGCCCCCTTCCGCGCGCCACACGCGAACCGTGGCCACACGGCAACGGCCCGCGGGCGGGTGCGTGATGTGCTCGGGTGCGGGCGCGTCGGGGCACTCCATGAACCCCAGCTCGACAAGGGCCGCCAGGGCCGACGGCAGGGGCGGCCGCTCCGCGGGTGCGATGCACTCCGTCCAGCCGACGTGGGTTGCCAGGATGACCAGCGCGGAGGCGTCGCGCTTCAGCCCCAGGTCCAGCCCGCCGGTGAACACCCAACCGGGCTCCGGGGCGAGCATCGGACCGGCCTGCGTCACAGCGGCGTCCAGGTCCGCCTCCGCGATCGCGTCCCCGCCGCCACTGACCCACTGGCCGCGCCAGAGGCGAGCGTACCGGGATGGCGGGTTGCGGCGCCGCGCCTCCTCCAGCTCCGCGGGGTCCAGCCAGGGCGCGGCGTCGGAGAAGGCGCTGAAGTACCAGCGGGGCGACGTGCGCGCGTTCTCCCGCCAGTCCCACTGCCATGAGGGCCGGAAGCCCGCGTTGGTCACGACGACGGCCACCCCAAGCGGCATCTTGCTGGCGTTGTCCATCAGGGTGAGGGCGAACTCCCGGGAGCGATGGTGCGTCAGCTCGTTGACGATGAGCAGGTCCGGCCGCGCTCCGTGGGAACCCGCGGCGTCGCAGGTCAGGATGTCGCAGCGGCTGGACGTGTGCGGGTTCACGACGGCGCCGGCCTGGACGTCCACCAGGTCCGCAAGCCAGGGGTTGAGACGGACGATGCCCTTGCAGGCGCGGCGCAGCTCGTCGGCCTGGTCCTGGTCCGCGGCGCCTACCTGGCAGGTCAGTAACCGCGGGGTGAAGGCGAGCAACCAGAGGAGCATCACGGCAAGGTCTGTGTCCTTGCTCGCGCCCTTGGTGCGCTCCAACCAGAAGCGTCCCGTCGGCGGTTGGCGCCCGTCGCGCAGGGCGATGAAGGCGGGGTCCAGCGCCGCGAAGTCCTTGACCTGGAACGGCGCCAGGACGTCGCCCAGCTTCGCCGGACCGCGGGCCGCTGGGATGACCAGCTCAGCGCGGAAGGCGGCCGGGCTCTGCCTGGCGCTGTGGAACGTGGGGTAGTGCCGCGGGTCCATCGCCTACTTCCCCTCCAGCGTCTGGGCCTGGTCGTCTGCCACGTCCAGGAAGGGCCTTCCCTTCGCGCCTCCCGCGTCCTGCCCATCGCAGGCAGCCCGCGGGTCCTCTTGCTCGCCGGCGTCGTCCTGGCGGCCCTCCTGCGCGTTCCCAGAGGCGAACCAGGCGCTGAGAGGATCGATGGTGGAGGCGCGGTCCAGTCCCAGCGCCTTGAGGCATCGGTCGCGGCAGTCCGTCGCCCATCCGATCTCCCGCACGACCGACAGCCGGTCCCGCAGCGGCAGCGCCTCCGCCTCCCGGAGCCAGCGCGTCAGCAGCAGCGCCCGCAGCTCATGCCGGCAGGCACTCTGGATCAGCCCGTCCTGCGCCAGCGTGATTCCTCCGTCCTTCTCCCGCACCAGGCGGCGCAGCGCGGCCCGCAGCTGACCCACCAGGCGCCGGACGTGGGAGGCACCCTTCGGCAGCTTGCCCAGAGAGAAGCATCCATGCACCAGCGCGGCACGGTTTCCCTTGGCAAATCGGCCTTTGCTGTCCTTGTCGGCCATGCTCCCTCACCCCTCTGTCCCCGCCCGGCATCGTCCTGTCCACTGCGGCTCACCGCCGTGTACGGGAACTTTCCGCCGTCCCTCCCACGCCACCCCGGCCAACCGCCCGCCAGGCTTGGCTTGTCCCGGCAAGCCACCCCCCGCTG